CTTATGCACGTCATCCGCGGCATGACCGAGAGATTATCAGTCAACTTCTTCACACGAAGTTCCCCATTAGGTTTGGCTATCTAGAACTTGACGATGGAACTCGTCGACGACTAGATGTCATGGACGTCTCAAAGCGAGACGTTACCGAGCAGGCAAAGCGTCTGTTCGTAAACGCAATCACTGTACGTGTCTCTAGCGAGGTCGTACTCGGAACACTAAAGACTCTTCCGGGAGTCGACACTATAAATATCAACCTTCCCGGTCTTACAGAGAACAATCGCCCCGGCGACCCGTTCTATGTAGGAATTGGTCAAGCCACTATTACGCCCTAACTCGGACCCCCCAGAATCAATAACCACTATCTAAGGAGATAAAATGGCAGCCTTCGGTCGCCCCGGCGTTTACGTAACTGAACGCCTCCTCCCGTCATCCATTACCGGAACTACCGCGACAAATGCCGCGGGAGCTATCGTCGGTAAGTTTGCTCAGGGACCCACCACCGTTACGCTCGTGACCTCATGGTATGAGTTTTCGCGCACATTCGGTGGATACGACATCGCCTACCCGGCAACGTTCGGTGTAGGACTGTTCTTTAAGAACGGTGGAACTGAGCTCTATGTTCGCCGTGTTCTTAACTCAAGTGCCACTGCAGCGGCAACCAACATTGTCAACGCTTCGGCTGCGACACTGGGAACAGTCACCCCGCTAGCTAAGGGTGCGGACAGCAACAACCTTCGCATCCAGTTCACTTGTCGTGATGCAAGTCCTACCACAAGCAGCTACTGGGACCTTGCGGTTTACAAAGAAGCCGGAACAGATTCGGCAAGTACCGCTGATGACATTCTTCTTGAGCAGTTCCCCAATGTTCTTCTTGGGTCTACGACCTCAAAGGATTACATTGTTTCGGTAGTTCAGGCAGAATCTCAGTACATCAGCATCGCCATTACTGACGCAACTAAGTTCCCGGTTACTACCGTAATCCCACTGACCGGGTCGTCTGATGGAACAGCAGTTTTGGTTGCAGACTTCCAGACTGCGGTTAATGACTTTGCATCAATCGAGCGCCCTCTGGTGCTGTTTGCTCCAGAAGTTATGCGTGTTATGGGAAGCACAGACGGAGCTACTATTCAGGGCTACCTTCTCGCTTTTGCCGAAGCTAACGCTGGCTTTGCGGTTCTCGACACGGCGGCAGACTTAAGCGTCTCGCAAGCAACCACCTACGCAAGTGGATTGGCTACTTCAAGCTTCGCGGCTGTCTACTACCCAAACATCTACATCTCTGACCCGCTTGGTCGCAACAGCACGTCTGTCCGCAAGGCTGGACCTGCCGGAGCGGTTGCAGGTCTGTACTTGACGACTGACCGTGACTACGGTCCCTTCAAGTCGCCTGCTGGTCTGCAGTACACGGTTGGTGGCGCGGTTGCTCTTGAGCGTCGCTTTACCTCGGCTGAACTGGACACCTTGAACAGTGCGGCTAAGCCGGTTAACGCTATCCGAGACATTCCGGGTGCCGGAGTCGTTGTCATGGGTGCCCGCACCCTGAAGCAGGATGGCACGGCTAACCGGTACATCTCGATGCGACGTTCGCTCAACTACCTGAAGAAGGAGCTCACGCAGCTGACACAGTTTGCACTGTTCCAGAACAACGATGAGCGACTGTGGTCACAAATCCGTGCCACGGTTTCTGTGTTCCTCAACGACTACCGTAACCGCGGGGGTCTTGCCGGTGGAAGCCCGGATGAGGCTTTCTACGTCAAGTGTGATGCAGAAAACAACCCCGACACCAGCGTTGCTCAGGGTGTCGTAAACATCGAGGTTGGCGTCTCGCTCGAGTACCCCGCCGAGTTCATTTCCATCACTCTCAGCCAGAAGACTGCGAACTAACCGAAGGAGAATACCTAATGGCAACCGTCATTAACAACCGGTCCAACCTTGCGACCGACCCGATGAGGAACTTTCGGTTCCTCGTCGTATTCAAGCCTCACAATGCGGGGCAACTTAACCTGACTGGTGGGACGGTCCCCATGGGCTTCACCTCCGTCTCAGGCATGTCGGTTACGACCGACAGCATCCCCTACCGTGAAGGTGGCTACAACACCACTGTTCACCAGATTCCGGGACAGACCACGTTCTCACCGATTACGCTTCAGCGCGGTGTGATTCTTGGTACCGACCAGAACTGGGAATGGATGCGGAAGCTGTTCCGCACGGTGCAGGCAGCCGGAAGCTCGAACACTCTCACGGACTTCCGTGCAGACATCGAGATTCAGGTTTTGAGCCACCCCATCTCGGGCTCGGGCGCGAACGACACCTACGCAACGGCAAACGACGACCATGTAGCAATGCGGTTCAACGTTTACAACGCGTGGATTACCTCGGTCGCGTATTCTGACCTCAACGCTGGTGACAACGCCATCTTTGTTGAACAGATGTCTTTGGTACACGAAGGCTTCGATGTCAACTGGGCGTACAACTTGACTGAATCGGCTGCGGGATTTGATACTCCCGCTCCGGCATCGGCAAGTTTGACCAAGCGTGCAAACAACAGCGGTCGCAATAACCCAAGCCTTCGCGCACAGGTTCTCTAACAACGATAAGGAATAGAACATGGAAGAAAATACCCTCAAGGCAGCAGAAAACCCAACTCTGGCTACAGAGCTGGTCAATCAGGCACTGTCAACAGTTGCACAAGAAGAAGCAGAAGACGTAGAGCTAAAACTTCCTTCGGACACTACGGTTGACCTCCCCGGTGGGTACATCACCCTTGAAGGGGAGGTCATCCGTACCGCGGAAGTTCGTGAGCTCAATGGTAAGGATGAGGAACTTATTTCCAAAGCTAACTCAGTGGGCAAGATGCTCAACACGATTGTTAGTCGTGGCACGGTCTCCATTGGTGGTCATCCGGCAAATGACGCCATGCTTGACCGCATGTTTGCCGGTGACCGTGATGCTCTACTTATCGGAATTTACAAAGCTACTTTTGGAAATCCGGCTGAGCTGCAGGCTTGGTGCAACGGCTGTGATGCGTTTAAAACAATCGCACTTGACTTGGACGCGGACATTAACAGCCGCGTACTTGCCAGCCCGATGGAGGACCGCGAGTTTACGGTAGAAGGTCGAGACAAGGAATACACAGTAATCCTTCCGACCGGTACCACACAAAAAGAACTGAACGTAAGCACGGATAAAACACTTGCCGAGCTGACTACCGTCCTGTTGCAGAGCTGTGTAATTGCTATTGATGGGACCCCTATCTATAACAAAAACATGGTTGGCAATATTGGTCTTCAAGACCGCCGAAAGATTGCAGAAGAAATCTCAAAGCGAGTTCCGGGACCAAAGTTTGAAAACATTACAGTCACTTGCCCGGACTGTGACAACGAGGTGGTGGTTCCGATTAGTCTCGGAGATTTGTTTCGGTTCTAAAGTTGCAATTTACGCGGACCTAATTGCTCAATGGACAGCCCTAACCAAGCTATACCCGGGCTGGACATTAACTGAAATAAAAGAACTAACGGTAAGTGAACGCCACAATTGGCTGGCAATAGCTAAGAACTTCGGAAAGGCATAACCCCATGGTAGACACAAGCATTTCCTCGGTAATCCGTGAACTGACTCGAGAGATGGAAAAACTCGAGAAAACGTTTGAGGGTGTGGCGACGAAACTTGCGTCTACCAAGGATGCCGTTGGAGGGGTCGGCAAGGCTGCGGGGGGAGCCGTTTCTGGCGGACCCATGATGTCCGGTTCTCTCGCAAGTTTACCCCCAGCTCCGGGGTACGGCTCAGGCATGTCCGCTGCGGGCATGGTTGCCGGTGGCGTTATGAGCACGCTGGGTCTTTTTGGTTCACTGGCTGGGACTACCGTCAAGACCGCGTACAACATGATGCCTAATACTCAGGCAACTATTGGAAGAGAAACGGGCTTTTACAACGCTGCTGTTATGCAGGGTAATGGAGCGACCCGTCAAGGTATGCGTAACGCCACCTTTGGCGCAATGTATGGCGGAATGACTAGCGCGGGGTCCGACCAAATGGTTGGAGAATACCTGAGCAGCCGAGGAATGGCGTTCAGTAATAGCGCAAATAGTACGTATATGCAGACAGTCCGTAGCGTAAGTAACGCCGCCAAGTACATGAACATGAGCAATGAGCGCTCTACGGTTGCCCTCGAAGACCTTACCTCGGGTAAGACTTCACGGGGGCTTATGCAGAACCTTGGCATATACACCTCAGACCTTGGCACCGGCAAGGCAAAGAGTCAAGGACAAATTATGAGTGAGATTGCTGACCGCTTAACCGCTGGACGAGGAAACGTCAGCGAAGACCAAATCAACGAAAGCTTCCGTAGAGGAAACCTCGGGGCATCACTTGAGGGCTTGGGGCTGTCGGGTGACCAACAACAAATTATGAAGCAGTTCCTCATTGAACGGTCCAAAGGTAACTACATGGACCTATCTAATGACCAGCAAATGGCGGAGCTTCAGAAAAAAGCGGGAATTAATCCCGCACAGGCTGGCATGATGAGCAATACCTTTGATACTCGTGCCATGAATGACGCGGCAGAGGCTTACATCAAGGGAATGAATAATGCTGTTCCAATGCTTGATGAACTTAGTAAAGTATCTGGAGCGCTTGCTAAAAACTTTGGTGAGTATAAAGCGTTCTTTGATACCATCTCCGGAGGCAATGCGGGCAAAGCACTGATTGACGGTATTTCAGAAGCTATTGGACAAATTGGTAGTTCCATTGTTGGTGCAATTACAGCGCTCATCAGTACCCTAACTGGTGGAGCAATTGTCAAATCTATTCTTGGGGCGTTGGGCGCGGGCGGTGCCGCTGCCGAGACTGGTGTTGCGGCAGAAGCCGTTGTGGGGACGGCTGCAGCTACTGCTGGTGGCTCAGTTGCTTTGCCTCTAGCAACTTTGGGTGCCGCCGGACTTGCTAGTGAGTTCATTAGGCGGGATGCTACAAACGCCATTGTAGATAATGCAGCCAAACAGCAGAACTGGACTTCTTCTCAAATTTCGGCAGCAAAGGCAACTACGCTAGGTGCTCAACAAGCAGCACAAAATGGCAGTGGCTTTAACGTCCCGGGAATGACTCTTGGCGATATGAAAAACATTGATTTACTAAAACCAATCTCTGATTGGTGGAACGGGATGTTTGGCGATAAAGGCTCTAAAGGCGGTCCGTCAAGCACCATTTCTACTGGAAACTCCACGGGTTCTGCAAAGAACGCAGGAAAGATTACATTCATCTACCCGATTAATGGTGCAAAAATTACGGATGGGTACGGACCGCGCCAAGCACCTACAGCAGGTGCCAGCACATTTCACCGAGGTATTGACTTTGCGGCAGCTCAAGGAACCCCAATCATGGCTTCCGCTCAAGGAACAGTCACCATGGCTGGGGACAATGGTGGTCTTGGAAACTGCGTAAAGATTAAGCACCCCAATGGAATCACGACCGTGTACGGTCACCAGTCTCGTCTGGGAACGACCGTTGGGCGTGAGGTTAAGCAGGGTCAGATTATTGGTTACGTAGGTTCGACTGGAACTTCAACCGGTCCTCACCTCCACTTCGAAACACATGATGAAAGTGGAAACGCGTTTGACCCGATGAAGGTTCTTAGCGGGAACGGAAGTCCTATCAGTGGTGATGCGGCAACCGGGCAGCACAAAACTGCAGGAGGAGCGGGGGCTTCCCCGGCACTAACGTCCATCATTGACCAGCGTGCCAAGGAAAAAGGACCCTCACTGCAGGGATTGAGGATGGGGTCTAACTCAGGTCAAGCAATGGGAACCGCAACTCCACAGGGTGGGGGTGCTTTGTCGGGGATAATGGGCGGAATCATGGGAGGTCGCTCCGTGCAAACTGGTATGAGCGACAAACCAAACATTTTGACCAATAACCGAATGGGCGGGTATTTGGCTGGAGCTCGTCGAGCAAAAGGCGGAGACCCGTACGTCGCGCAGGACGGACCGGTCAACGTCCACGCGGGTGAAGCTATTCTTACCTCAGAACAAGCTGAGGTGTGGCGCACGGCGCTCAAGCAGGGTGGGCTAGGCAAGAAGGGTGGCAATAACGTGACTATTAACTTGACTATTGGTCAGGCGTCTGACTCAGAAGCCAAGCGTTTTGCGGGAATTGTGAAAGACATGCTAGAGAGTGACCACATGATTGACAAGATGGGAAGACTATAATGGCAGACCTTTTTAGCAGCATCATAAACACAATAAACACCGGGGGCAAGATACTTAACTCCATCATAAATCCTGCAAAACCGCCTTCTCGGTACGTCTACAATAGACCGGCTGGCACCACTTTAAGGAGCGCAGACTTTGCAGAGGCTCAAGGCATAGCAAAGGCTACTGGGCGGTCTTACGGCGACGTATACAGGAACGGTCTTGCGGGAAGCGGAGGAGGTAACGGAGACCCGGGACCTCAGCCGGGACCTCCGCTTAACTACAGCAATAAGGCGTTTGAGTACAATGTTGGAGCAGTACGAGACGCTTATTTTAGCAAGGCTGTTTCTTTTCACAAACTTTTGACTCCGGGGTCTACAACAGTAGTCAGCGACAATCCGACTACTATTGCTAGCCCCGATGAGTTGTGGAAGGGTGCCGGAAAAAACAAAGGAATGATTAGCTTGTTCCTTCCGTCTACTAGCGGAGCCATGGACGGGGTTGTTCCAAACGTAGACAGCAAACTACAACCCGCAGAGTATGCCAAATACGGATTCCAGTTTCATTACAACCCCACCTCTATTGGCATGAACTATGCCGGTGCGCCAAACACAGATGTTGGTTTGGAAGTTTCTGGTCAAGAAGGCTTCAACCTTGTTGGAGCACAAGTTAACCAAAGCACTATTACTTTTCAAATCATCATTAATCGTGTAGCGGACATGAAATATTATGAATTTGTCGACGGAAAGGGGCGTTTAAAGTCAGGCATTGACGATAACCTCTATTCCCCCAGAAAGCCTACCCCCGCAGAGCAAGACCAAATATATCGCAAGGGTACGATGTACGACATTGAGTACCTTTTGTCTACCGTTATTGGGTATCGACTCAACACCAAATACCGGGGAATGACGGCTGACGTCGGTTGGATTAGTGGTCGACCGGTTCAGTTGTATCTGGGTCAATCTCTTAGGTACCTTGGATTTATCAACAACTTTGGCATCAATCACACCATCTTCAATGAAAGAATGGTTCCGGTGTTTACTACAGCAGAGTTGAGCTTTAACCGAATCCCCGATTACGCAGGAATCTAGGAGTAGTTGTGATTTATAGTGACAGCAGGTACTCGGACGCAACACTGTTTAAGAGTTACAACAATGCTACATCTTCGTGGGAAGTAACTGCGTTTAGAACTTTCCCGATTACTCGAGCGTCTTACTTTCTGTATACGTGGGAAGAAAATGACCGCATTGATTTAATCTCTAAAAAGTTTCTTGGAACAGCCGCATTGTGGTGGAAAGTAATGGACTTCAATCCGGAGGTACTCAATCCTTTTGATGTAATGGTAGGAACACAGATTCGAGTTCCTCATGTCCGATGATTTTAAGGGAACAAACAATCCGGGGCAAAAGGTACGTAGGTCCACTTCTTTTTCTATTAATTTTCCAACAATGCCTAGCTTGAAAAAACAACCACGTCTTGTAGAGCTGTATCAAAAACAGGGTCAGCATGATGTCCTTATTATGCAGTTTTCTAGCACGGGTGAGATGTGGTTTAACGACATCCCTACAGGTCTCCCTATCAGCCTAACTTGGCAGCAGGGCATTACAACTAGTGAGTGGTTTGGGTACGTATCTTATGTATCAAAAACTGTAGCTAACTCCCAGCGAGAAAAGATAATGGAAGTCCATTGCGTGGGGGCAAGCTTTCCTCTAAAAGACCGGTCAAACCGAGTTTTTGCAGACAGCACTATCCCCGAAGCGGTAGAGGCTATCGTCAAAGAACAGGGCATGAACTTTATTGGAGACACTCATTCCCGAAGATTCCCCCAACTCACGATGGCGGGGCATTCATACTGGGAGTGGATTCAGGAGCAGGCTAAGAGAATTGGGTTTGCTACCGTAGTTGATGGAGCAAATTTTTACTTTCGACGCATAGATAGCCTGATTGACCAAACAATTTCTTCCATACCTTTGCTAGATGCCGGAGATACCCCTAGCCCGTACCGTGGGCAATACTACGACAGGACTTTGGATTTCTTCCGGGTCCTCAAGGGTGACCACATTGAGTCCGGTAACAACTTGCGTACAGAAAAGTCAACAGCCGGAGTAAACCCACTTACTTCGGAGATTCACGGGACTTCCGCCACACCTATGGACGTGGGCAATAACCTTCGCAACAATTCTAATTCTGTTTTATTTAGCGAATACCGCTCAGACCAAGTAATTGACCACTACTCAGACAGCGCTCTCATGTCAGAAGGAGCGGCACAGATGGCACGTATGACAATGCCTGCCAAGGTAAAATGTCAGGGAGACGGACGTATCCGTCCGTATACCCCTGTTTACATCCGTGGAACGGGAGAACTTACGGATGGATATTGGATAGTAAAAGAAGCCAAGCACACATTTCAAAAGTTTGGCGACTACACAATAGAGATGACAGTAGTAACAGACGGGCTCGGCAGCAACCAAGCCTCCGGTTACAGAAATAAGGACTTTAAAAACGTGAGTATGGTAAACATCGCGGAACGGGTTTCCCGTCCGGACTCATTGGAGTCTTCATCCCTAAAAGCAGGCACTGTGCTTCAAACAACTGGGGCGATTATTTCTGTAAAAAATCAGGGGTATGTGAAGACCCCCACCCTATGGCAGTCGAGCGGGAGGTAGAACATGCCAACAAATATTTCTATCATCTCAGAATCTGCCATTGCTTTGCCATTTCGATTCACCGCGGCAGGAAATGTGCAGATTGAAACTAGTCAATCCGCTATCTGGTCCGACAGGGTAAAGTCTGCGCTTGGAACAATTCAAGGTCAACGACTTCTTTATTCAGATTTTGGAACAAAAATTCCGGCAACGGCATGGGATACCCGCACAGTAATGCAGGAGGTTATCTCAGATGAGGTTAGCTCCATGTTCTTGTCGTTGTTTCCGACACTGATTCTTGACGAAGTAAACATCTCTGTAGATGAAAAAAACAATACGATTTATGCGGATGTGGTTTACCGACTTCCTAATCAAGAAGTAATACGTACTCAAACCGGAATTGCTGCGCTTTCCGGTATCTACCCGATATATGAGGAAAACAAATGAGTGATTCTAGAGACACAACCCCAGTTTCAAAAACCCCTGTGGTGGTTGACTACACCAACCGAGACTTCTACTCCCTGCGGCAAGAACTCATCTCGCGGGTCAAGGACCGCGTCAATAACAACGGTAGTGCAAACAAATGGTACGGAAACGACTCTTCCGATTTTGGCGTTGCACTGGTTGAAAGCTTTGCTTATATGGGCGATATCATCGGCTACTACATTGACCGCATGGCAAACGAATCCACGATTATTACCGCAACACAGCGAGAGAGCATTCTTAATCTTGCTCGCAGTTATGGTTACAACCCATCTGGATATAAAGCCGCAACGACAACTATCCAGTTCAGCAACAGTACCAGCGCAATTAACTTGCCTACAATCCCCGCTGGAGCGCAGGTTAGCGGGAGTATTACCGACGGAGACACTGTCCGTAAAGTCATTTTTACAACAACCGATGCGGTAGTTATGTCTGCAACTGCATCCGTCACCAACATCTCGGGTAGCGGAACAGTTATTACATACACCGCGGCTAATACATTTACTCAGGGTCAAAAGGTTACCGTAACTGGAGCCAGTGTTGCCGGGTACAACGTCACCGGCGCAACAATTGCATCCGCCAACTCAAGTACATTTACTGTAGCGGGCTCAACTACTGGTGCATATACCGGAACCGTTACCGCTTCGGCAACCGTTCCCGCTCAAACAGTTGCCGCATTCCATGGAGAAGACATCGCTCTTCGTTCGGCAAACTTAGCGTCGGGCGCGGGTGATGTTGCGGGAGAGGCTCTTGGGGCATCCGACGGTTCTGCAAATCAACTATTTAGATTGAAAGAAAACCAAGTGGTTCAAGACCGGATTACG